CGACGCACTGATACGTGAAAAGAGTGGAGGTCGTTGCTATTGTGTAAGAGTTGAATGTGCAGAGCATGGGGCTAACTCAGCAATTTACGAGGCATAATGAAGAAGCATATAGCAGTTATCGGAGCCGGCATTGCCGGCGTTACTGCGGCCTATTACCTGGCACGAGCAGGATATTGTGTAACAGTCTACGAACAAGAACACTATCCTGCCATGCGAACTAGTTTTGCCAATGGCGGACAAGTTAGCGTAAGCAACAGCGAAGTATGGACTACCTGGAGCAATGTCAAAAAAGGAGTTAAGTGGATGTTCAAGAAAGATGCTCCACTGCTGATTCGCCCTAGACTTGATTGGGCACAATGGCGGTGGTTAGCTAAATTCTTATATTATACTGCTACAGGTTGTTATAAAAAGAACACCGAAGAGACTATTCGTCTAGGATTAGAGTCTAGAGATTTGTACAAAGAAATTATCAAAGAAGAAAATCTAGAGTTTGATCAAAGTGCCGCAGGTATTTTACACTTCTATAAAAATTCTGAGTATTTTCAAAATGCTGTTGATACCAAGGATCTTTACACCAGCAATGGAGTAGAGTGGGATATTTTAGAACCACTACAAACCAAAAGCCTAGATACCGCATTATTTGATTTAAAGGGCATTGTCGGGGGTGTTTGGACACCCAGCGATTGGACCGGTGACATACACAAGTTCTGTAATCAACTTGCCTCTGTGTTAGAGAGCAAGTATGGAGCAAGTTTTGTCTACGGAACTACTCCTAACATTAACGATCTTACCAGTGTATACGAGCATGTTGTCATCGCCGCCGGTATAGGCAGTGTCAAGTTAGCCAAGTCAGTTGGTGATAGTTTGCCTATCTATCCAGTTAAAGGCTATAGCATTACTATCAATGTCAAAGACGAAGATCTACGTTATCTACCTAAAGTAAGTTTATTAGACGACCAAGCTAAAATTGTTACCAGTACACTGGGTAATAGATTCCGTGTTGCTGGTACTGCCGAACTTGCCGGAGAGAACTATGACATACGCAGAGACAGAATTGAGCCGTTGCTGTGGTGGGTATATGAGAACTTTCCAAAGATAAGAATCAATGATTACAGCAGTTGGGCATGTCTACGCCCAATGACTCCAAACATGATGCCCGTTGTTCAACAAAGCAAAAAGAATCCAAAAGTATTTTATCACACTGGACACGGACATTTGGGTTGGACTCTGAGCCCTGCTACTGCTAGACAATTAGTTCGGCTAATAGGATAATTGACAACGATAGGCATAGATGTTATAATACACTATGTCCATTTTTATTGATTGTATATTATGAAACGTATTGGTTTTGCTTGCAAGTGGATTGATCACCCTGAACAGGTCAACGGCATTGATAAAAAAGATGATGCTAAACAATATAACACAGGCTCTACTACCGTTGCGTGGTTAAATAGACAGAGCAAAGAAATAGCTGAACAACGTCTGTGGGACCTAATGGTAGGCAACATTGAAGCTACTCGCAAGCTGGTTGAAAAGGTAGGAGCCCTTGATGAAAATCTTAGAATGGTACGACTCTCAAGCGATATCTTGCCTGTATATACTCAGCAGGATTGGAGCTGGTTTTGGCGGCTTCCTGCTACCAGAGAATATTGCGAAAGAGAATTTAGAGTCGTGGGAGATCTGGCTCGCAAGAACAGTGTTCGCTTGTCTATGCATCCTGGTCAGTTTACTGTGTTGGCAAGTTGCAACCCAGGTATTGTAGAACGATCAATTGAGGAGTTTGAATATCATGCAGATATGGTCAGGTGGATGGGCTACGGTAAATCATTACAGGACTTTAAAATCAATGTCCATATCTCGGGTAAACTCGGTCCCCAAGGTGTTCGAGCTGCCTACACGAGACTTACCCCCGAAGCAAGAAATTGTATTACCATTGAAAACGAAGAAAACGCCTGGGGCCTAAATGATTGCCTTTCTCTTAGTGATATTATCCCTACTGTGCTTGACGTACACCATCATTGGATCAGAGAAGGCGAGTACATCCAGCCGACTGATGACCGTATTAAGCGTGTTGTGGATAGTTGGCGCGGTCTACGCCCTACTATGCATTATAGTGTTAGTCGTGAAGATTATCTAGTTGATCACAATACTAGTACTGCACCAGATCATGCAGGTCTGTTATTAGAAGGCTACAAAAAACAAAAGCTCAGAGCACACTCTGATTTTTACTGGAATACAGCAACAAATGAGTGGGCTTTGAGCTTTTTGAACACACATGATATTATGTGTGAAAGTAAAGGTAAAAATTTAGCTAGCCGTATGTTGTACGAACAGGCTAAGGCTCTTACTTTGCTTTAGGAGCACGTGGTTTCTTAACAACTGGCGGCTTCTTAGGTTTAGCAACAGTTCCAGTCTCAACTGCTGGGGCTTGCTCAACTACTCCTGCTGGTACAACGGCTTCTGGAACAACTACCACTGCTTCAACTGCCGAAGCTGTTGGTGGGCTGGCAATAATTGAGGCTTCTGTACCGGCTGGGACTGCGTCTACTTTGTATGGCGTCGCTACAGGTGATTGTACTGGTGAGCTGCCAAACAAGAAATCTTTAATTTTATTGAACATTCTATGTTCCTCCTTAGGTGTTTATTTATAACTATGTTATAATGCGCTAAATATTTGAATGTATAGATTCATCCATTATATTACCGAAGCAGAAAAAGCTAAAAAACCTAAAGATTTAGTACATACTAAACTACCCTATGCTAAAACGGCATTGGCTCCAAGCATGAGCAAGGCTAGTATAGACTATCATTATGGCGAGCTTTACGGCGCCTATGTGACTCGTTATAATAAAGGAGAAGGCGACCCGGACTTTAACGAAGCAGGTGCATTTTTGCACAATATTTGGTTTACGCAGTTCCAGCCACCTAGTAATAATAATACTCCAAGTGGCACAGCTAATGAGTTTATTAACAAAAATTTCAAAACTTTTGCCAATTTTAAAGAACAATTTAGTAAGACTGCTATGGGCATACAGGGATCAGGTTGGGCATATCTTGCCAAGAACGGTGAGATCAAAACAATCAAGAATCACGAAATTAAAAACGATATCGTCTTGTTAATTGACTGGTGGGAACATGCTTGGGCACTAGACTATCAATCGGATAAAAAAGAATATCTAGCTAATCAATGGAAGATAATGAACTGGAATATTATCAGTGCTAGAGTCGACTGATATCCGCAGTACTTGATACTGGCATATCCCATATTAGGCGTCGCTCGACGCCTTTCTTTTGAGCAAAACGTTTGGCATCACAGTGTTCACAACAATGAAAGTAGTTGTTGTTTAGTCTTTTAGGACTAACTTTTTCTTTTAGTCTGCGAAACCCTTCTCCACAATTATCACAACGAAACACTGCCAGCGTTCGAGTGCGGTTATACTGATGTTCTACACCTAGCTTGCTAGTTCTAGTGTGAACTGTTGTTTCTAATTCTGTTGTAATGAACATCTTGTATTTACATTATGGTTATAAAATGATATGATAAATACCATTATGATAACAATTTCCAACTCAGCAAGAATAAAAATTAAAGACCTTCTATACGAAGAAGGCAATCCTAAACTAGCATTACGTACATTTGTTCAAGGGGGAGGATGTAGCGGATTTAGCTATGGGTTTACCTTCGACGAAGTAACAAACGAAGATGACTTTGAAATTCCTCTAGACGAATTTAAAGTGCTAGTAGATGCTATGAGTATGCAGTATCTACAGGGTGCTGAAATAGATTACAAAGACGAACTTATGGGAAGTTCATTCACAATTACAAATCCTAACGCAACTACTACTTGCGGCTGCGGATCTAGTTTTTCAGTAGCAGATGACTACGTTGATCACTTAGAGGTATAAAATGGCAAGACAAAAAATTGATATTGGCGTACAAGGTAATGACGGCACTGGGGACAGTATTCGCGAAGCATTCCGTAAGGTCAATGAAAACTTTCGAGATTTATACGCAGTCTTTGGGTCCGGGGATTTTATTTCTTCTACAAACTTAGATGATTTTCCAAACGAATATGCTAGTAATCAAATATTCATTGTTAATGATCTAGGAGATCAAGTATTAGCTAAAGATCTTGTAGCAGGCGATGGTATTATTATAGATCCAAATGGCGAAGCAGGTGTGACAATTACTGCATCAGGTGGAAGTGTTATTTCGGATCCTAGACCAAAGTTAGGTGCTCCATTAGATGCACAGAATTTGCCTGTTGGCCGAGTCGCAGATCCTAGTGTACAAAATGCGTTATTATTCAATACCACACACGGTACTACTATTACAGCAGATGCATTGGTTATTACCAAAGGTTATGCGGATCGCAGATATCTTCAAAGTGGCGGTGGCAGTAGTTCTGCTGGACAACTACGTGTAAGAGATGAACCTGCAAATCAATCCGAATATACAAGAGCTATATCCGGGTATACCGGTGGTAATATGAATTTACCTGATCACGGGTTTGATTCAGGAGCCGATGGTATTGCATTTACCTATAATTCTACAAATGCAAACGCTGTTGGTCTTGCTGAAACAGTCAACGCTGGAAGTTTTGTAATTGGAAGAACTTACAAAGTTAGTACAGTGGGGTCAACCGTATGGACCAGTATAGGTTCATCAAGTAATGAGATTTCTACAGTGTTTACTGCAACAGGAATCGGTACAGGTAGTGGTGTTGCAACTCCTGTTTATCATTTAAAATATGTCGACGATAACTTTGTAAGTGTACATTACAGTGCTGACGATGCTAGAAATGGCGTGGATAAAATTACTGTATCTGGTGGCAGTGGAACTCAAACCTTAACTGATGCCTATTTAAACACTAACCTTGCGGGAAATTATCTAAGCAACGAAGCATTGCCACGTAAGAGTGTTGTTCGTCGTCAAGGCGATACAATGACTGGGCCACTATACTTAGATGATCATCCTGGACCATTAGCAGGCGCAGGCACTCCGAACGGTGCAGATGATCTGCAGGCAGCTACAAAGTATTATGTTGATAATTCCAGTTTTGCCAGCCAGTTTAATTTGTTTGTGGCAAATTCAGGGGATGACACACAGGCTAATACGCCCGAAGGGAAAGAAGGTGCTGCTTTTGCCTATGCATATGCCACAGTAGGCGCTGCATGTCGTAAAGCAGAAGAGGTCATTGAGCTTTACGAAAATGAACCGGGACCTTATAGACAACGCATTGCCCATACTGTTGCCGGAGAAACAACCAACAGTCAAGTACAAAGTGTTGCATTTAGTGGCGGCAATGCCAGCTGGATCGATGTAGAGGATCTGTTGACTCTTAATAAAGAGTATATTCAAGCTGAGGTAGTTGGGTACATAAACACTACATATCCTACTCTTCAATATGATCAAGATCTATGTTTTAGAGATATAGGCTATATTGTTGATGCAGTTCTTATTGATACATTAACTGACAGTAATTACCAATCAGTTAACGCTGGTAAATCATATTTTAGGAATGCCAGTGCAAGAGTTGCATCGGGTACACAATTAGTAGAAACTGCAGCAGGTATTCAATATGCAAAAGTTCTTACTGATTATGTTCTACAAGAAACAAGCCCGCCCACTTCTTATCAATCAGTTTATTCAAGACAAAATAGCATTTATTCTGCCCCAAATTCCACACGCAGATCAGCAGTTGAAAGTAAATTTGACATTGTAATTGATATACTTAATGATGGTGTTAGTTCTGCTCCGGAAATTGATTACGGTAGCGGAGTAGTGGCTATTACTTTTGACAACGGCGGAACCAGAGTTGATCAGGGAGATCCAGTTAACATTGACATTATCCCAGGTAAACTGGTTCGAGGAATTAGATCAGGAGCGACTGGTAGAATTGTAAATTATAACGACAATACTGCTGCAGGCTTTGATACGATAACATGTAGTTTACTTTCTCCACAAAACTTTGACCTAACTGAAGAATTAGAATTTGCAGAAGCAAACAAAAATGTACAGGTCACTATTCGAGTTGAAAGTGGAATTTATTACGAAGATTTACCAATACGAGTTCCAGCTAACGTAACGATTCGAGGCGATGACTTCCGTAGATGTATTGTGCGTCCTAAAGATCGTGCAAGTCAAAGTACTTGGATTGAAACTTATTTTTATAGAGATACCAACTTCGACGGTTTAGATCTAGCGCCAACAAACTATCCCGATGCAGTTGAATTATTGACATTCAATAAAGATTATCTAAAGAAAGAAGTTATTGCATGGATTGATCAACAAATTGGTATTGGCACAGGAATATGGGCTGCATTTACCTATAACGACAGCCTATTTTCTCGAGATATTGGGGTAATTGTTGATGCGCTGATCGCTGACGTAAAATACGGCGGTAATGCTGAAAGTTTTACTTCAGCAAGTTTATACTATAACGGTGCAACTTTTAAGAATGCAGGACAAGAAGCACAGACGTCTGCCGCAGTACTACAACTTAAAAATATTGCCGTTAATTATATTCTAACAAATACTGCATTCGCATCTTTACAAGCATCAGAACCTCAAACTATAACATCTGTGGCAACCGCCGAGGCGGCCGCTATTGCAAAAGTTGGAGGATTACTAGACGATATATCCACAGTAGTCACAACAGGTCTAACAGCATTGACATCTGCATTTGGCGCATACTCTAGTCCAAAATATGGTTATCATTATTTAAAGAACTCCCAGGTTGCATACAACGTTGGCACTAGTTACGCTAATCCTGGTGCCTATGTAAACGCCGCTAAACTTTTACAAATTAACAGAAAATTTATACAAGCAGAAGTAGTTGCATATATGTTAGTATATCCGGGAGTAGGAGCAGTTGATCAAGATCTGTTATCAAGAGATGCTGGTCTAATTGCTGATGCAATTGTTGCAGACTTAATTGCCGGGGGCAAGGCCAATGTTGTAGATGCTGCATCAAAATACTACACCACTAATCTTGGATTAACCGAAGTTGAACATATTGCAGCTATTAATTACATTAATACAGTTGCACAAGAGATAATTGATAATGTATTACTAACAGTGTCTACTGCGCCGCCGAAGCGTGGAACTGTTACCCAGATTAGAGATCTATCTATTACCAAAGAAGCAGGGGTTGATCCAGTCATTACTAATCTAGTAGGCAGCGTTACATTTGCATTTGATGCTGCATATAATCCTCCAAAGAATAATACAGAAATTGACATGTTCATGTTTAATGATGCTGTGCGTATCAGTAACATCACTGGCCAAAGTCACGGTGGATTTATGTGCGTACTTGATCCTGCAGGACAAGTTGGTAGTAAATCTCCATATGTTCAAGAAAGTGCTAGCTTCTGTGCAAGTGTAAACAAACAGGCATTCCGCGGTGGTATGTTTATTGACGGGTTCAGTGGTCGCTTAACTGCTAAAATTACCAGTACATCTGGACTCTTCTTAACCTTAAGCGGATTAACTAGTCGTAGACCAATTGCACCTACATCATTCTACTATGCTGGATTTAGATATCAAGTTGACAACATTGTCAGTTGGAATGGTAGTACCGGTGTTACCGTAATTGAACTTAATGCAACCACTCCGTGGAGTAATGGAAACTTAGATATTATTCTAGAAACTCCGGGCAATCGTTCAATGCTGGCCAACGATTACACACAGGTTAACGATTTAGGTTATGGAATTCTTGCACATAACGCAGGCCTAACTGAACAAGTTTCCACATTTACCTACTACTGTCACACTGCATATTTTGCCAGCAACGGTGGACAAATCCGTTCAGTTGCCGGTTCAAATGCAAACGGCACGTATGGTTTAAGATCCGAAGGTGCTGATCCTACAGAATTACCTGATCAAGTTACGTTATTTGACAACATGACACAGGTAGGTAAGATTTATCGATTCGATGATTTTAGTAACAAAAATTTAAAAACTGATATTTCATTTTACCTAAAGAGATATTCATATATCCCCAATAGTGTCAGTGAGGTTGAAATCATCCACTCAGATGAAACACTAAGCAGATATGAACTAAGAACAGCAACTAGAACTGGTATTAACTCCAGTACCTACAATTACCGAATTACCAACGCAACTAAGGCCAATCCCTGTGTAGTTACGGTTAACAGTGAATACTTGCCATTGACTGTAACTAACATTACTAGAAACGATCCTGCAGTAGTAACTGTTACTACTGGCACAGTATCTGCTGGGAGTTTTGTAGCGGGACAAACTTATACAATACTATCTGGAGGTACTACAGCTTGGCCTTCTATAGGTGCGGGCTCAACTGATTTTACTGCTACAATCAGTAACGGATCAGGCGGTGCTGGAACTATTCTTAATGTAACAGTTGCTCCAACTAGTGGTACTGTGCAAGTCGGCATGTACTTAACAGGTTCTGGCGTCACAGCCGGCACTAGAATTACCGCACTGTCGAGCGGTACTGGCGGCGTCGGAACTTACACTGTAGATACTAGTCAAGCTGTGACTGTTGCTGTGGCAATGAAGGGTGTTACAGAAGGCACAACATTTAATGCATCCGGCATTGGATCAGGAACAGGTACCGCTACACGCAGTCATGGATTAATTGATAGAGACTTTGTATCACTTACTGGTGTAGTTGGTATGACACAGATTAATGGTTCCAGTTTTTATGTTAAGGCTAGTGGATATGCTGCTAATCAATTTGCCATCTACACTGATGACACATTAGTTCCCTCATTAGATTCTACACTATATAGTACATATATATCAGGTGGTACTATTGAGTCTACAATTAAATTCTACCAAGGCGATAGAATTTTTATCAGCGATGTTGTGGGAATGACCGAGCTTAACAATATTAGATATTATGTTAAACCGTTGACTTATAATACTTTTGAATTATATTCTAATAGCTCAGTAACTACCGGAGTAGATTCAACAGGATACACTACTTTTGTTAAACCAGGAATTATAGCTGCGGGAAGTTTTGTAACTGGGCGTAGATATACAATTATCACTGCTGGCACTACAGATTTTTCAGGATCACACGGTGCCGCAAACAATAATCCAGGCACACAGTTTGTTGCTACAGGGGCAGGAACTGGAACAGGAACTGCCTACTACGGCGGCACTGCATATGAACGATTCACCTATGCCGTAACTGCAATCACCAAGGCAAGTCCTGCAAAAGTAACATTGGATGCGGCACATCATTACAATGACGGGGATCTTGTCAACCTCAGCGACATAGCAGGTATGACGCAGATTACTGGCTTATACTATGCCAAGGTGTCAACTGCAGGATTAACTTCATCTCAATTAGAGTTGTACACTGATCCTACTCTAGTTACTCCGGTAGTTAGCACATCTTACGGTACATTTGCTACAGGTGCAACTATAACAGCTGGCAGTTTTGTTAGAGGCAAAGTTTATACTAT